CAATTCCCTTGCTGAGATTATTGATAAGCTTTCAAATACTACTTTAACTGCGGGGGATGCACTATCGGTATTTGGACAAAGGGGCGCACCCGCAATCCTGGCTATTGTATCTCAGAATGAAGACCTGCAAGAATTAAATGAAATTCTATTAGCTTCCCAAGCAGCCTTTGATGGTGCGGGTGAAGCAGCGGGACAAGCAGCGATACGATCTGAAACCTTGCAAGGAGAAATAAAAGGTCTTACTTCAGCATTTACAGAACTGCTATTGCAAGCAGGGGATAATGGATTTCTTGGTGTGATGCGAAGAACAGTAGTAGTCATGACAGGGGTGATCAGAACCTTTGCGGGAATACAAGACCCCCTTGATGAAGACGCTGTTTTATTCAGGAAAATAGCTGATGCTGTTGAATCCCTACGATTTGTTTTATTCGCTTTAATAGGACTGAAGGTAGCAGGATTTTTTGTCAGTTTAGTTTCTGGTTTGGGTGCTGCGGTAGCTGCTGCCAGAACTGCGGCAATTGGACTCACTGGATTAGCCCGTGCATTTACTATTTTAAGAACAGTTGTTCTTGGGGCATTAGGCCCGTTAGGTTGGATTATTGGTTTTGGTTTAGCACTGCTTGCCTTTGCCAAGACTGATGCACAGGAAACAGTTGATATTTTGCGGGAGATTGAACAGGCAGTTTTGGATGTTGAAAAATCAGTAGATGGATTTACTGCCAAGCGAATTGAAGTAGATGTTCAAGAATCTAAAAACAGATTAGCGGAACTTCAAGAATCCGCAGACCTTGCTGCTGATGCAATTGAAAATGCGGGACAACAAACAGGGTTCATTGCTACAGAAACAGGTGAATTTATTTCTGGCATTGATATAGGTGAACAAGAAGATTTGTTAGCTGCGGCTAATGCTGAGATTGCCATTGAAGAAGCCAAGCTTGCAAGACTTGAGGCACTAAAAATTGTTCAACTAGGTAAGGAAGCTGCCCTTGATCAAAAAGCTTTTGATGATCTTGCTAAGTTATTGTCTGCACAAAGAGCAGCAGAACTTGATGCCATTAATGCCAAGAAAAATTTTGATGAAGCTGCGGCACTGGCTGCATTGGAGTTAGCCAAGGATACAGCAGATGAAATACAAAAATTAGAGAAAGCAGTTCTTGATGAAGACCTTGCCAACAGGATAATTTCACAAGAAGAATATTACGCAGCGTTATTGGTATTAGCCCTAACAAATCTTGATGCCGAAATTGCTATTGCTCAGCAAAAACGTGATGCTCAAATTGAACTGAATGATCAAGCGGCTGAAGAATTAAAAAGGTCTCAGACTATTGCACAATTACAAGCCCAATCTGATGAAGAATTAGCTGCTATCAATGCTTCTTTTCTAGCACAAAAAACAACGCAGGATTTGAATCAGGCAGCACAATTACTTAGTTCAAGTAATCATTTAACAGAATTGGGATTACGAAGAGAACAGCTTATTGCCCAAAATTCTGCGGCTGCAACCAAGGCAATTTTAGCTGCGGGTAAAAAGTCTAAGACAGAACAGGATAAAATTGATGCAGCAGAATTAAAAGCTCAAAAAGATTTATTTGATAAACGGTTAGAAGCAATTCGATTTGCGCGGGAACAGGAAATTGTTGCAGCAGAAAGAAGGGCAGAAACGGGGGAAGATTCTCAATTTGAATTGGGGGCAAATATTTTTGCTGCTAATCAACAGGCTATCGAAGACCTAACTTTATTGAATGATGCTCAAATTTTATTTAATGAAACTGCTAAAGATGAAGAGGTATCTTTAAGTATTCGTAATATCACGACTGAAATTGATGAACTTGGAAGGGTCGGTAATGTTACTTTTGAACAACTAAAAGCTTCCGCAGTAGATGGTTTAACTGGTGCTTTCACATCTCTTATCGATGGGACTAAATCTGCTAAAGAAGCATTCTCTGATTTTGCCAGAAGTTTTCTTGCTCAAATTGCTCAGATGATTATTCGGTCTTTGGTACTTAAGGCTATTAATGCCGCTTTAGGCGTACCAAGTGTATCAGGTGGTGGGTCTATCCCTGGTGGTGCGGGTGGTGGTTTGTTTGAAGTCAAAAATGGAATGGTTGGATTTGCGGGTGGTGGCAGAGTTCATGGAGGGGGAACTTCAAAATCAGATTCTATCCCTGCAAGATTAAGTGATGGGGAGTATGTCCATAATGCCAAAGCTGTACAAAAATACGGTTTGAATTTCATGGAAGCAATTAACAGATTGAAGTTGGATGTCAATACAAAAGGACTTCCAAATTTTGCAATTACCAGACCCCGAAGAATGAATTTTCAAACAGGTGGTGTTGTTGATTCTGGTTCTCAAACTGCTGAGTCTTTAGCTAGACCATCTTCTTTGAGAATTATTAATGTTCCTGATATGGAAGCTGCTAAAGAATTTGCAGTTAGTTCTGAGAATGAAGAAGTGGTTATGAATATTATGCGTAGGAATTCAGGACAAGTTAAACAATATTTGAGGTAAGAAAAGAAATGCCAAACGTACAAAACATAGTAGCCAACGATCACAAGGATTTGATGAACAGGGTTCGCCAGTTCATAACAGGCTATGGGACTTTTCCCACGCCTGGATTTGCGGGGGTAGGTGATGGAACCATAAGTGATGTTAATTCCCCGCCACCATCCTTATCTGAGACTTGGACTATCACTTGCAATCTGGGTGGTGGTACAGGTGTTGCTACATTTACCGTGTCTGGTTCGGTGTCGGGTGCTCAAGCTGATGCAACGGTTGGTGAGTTTTATGAAACTGCGGGTAAGCTATTTGAATTTCTGATAAAGGATGGGCCTATCGATTTTGTGATAGCTGATGTGTTTACCGTGGTCATTACTGAAGGCGCAATGATTACGGCAACGCAAGAATGGGCGCAAGACAGGTGGGTTCCCCATCCAAATGATATTACCGTAGGAAGCAATTTTGATATTCCAACAAACATGTTTAATGGTTTGGAAGGGTCAACTACTACAGCAGTAAGGGCGGCACAGACTACCGCAATAGCTCAGTTTCGTGCTGATGATGCTGTTGAATTTGATCGGTATTCGATAGCCCCCCAAGGTCTTAATTTTATCTTGGCTAATACTCCGCAGGATTGGACGTTTGAATGGTCTGATGATTTAACAGGGCCGTGGACTATTGCCGATACTCAGGTAGGTATTACTGCGTGGATAAGTGGACAGACAAGGACATTTCCTTTGACTTCCCCTGGTAGGCATTTTAACTGGCGTTGGGTTATTACAAATAACAATGGTGGTGTTGATGTTGATGTAGGATTTTTTGATGCACGGGTTACAGGCGATTTAGATGATTATTTATCTGAAGGTCATCTTCTTGTTACTGGTCAAGGACTTGCTGCGGCTGATGTTATTCCTGTGGGCATGGCAATTAAGGAAAATATATTTGCACCATATTTTAATTGGAGATTACGTGGGGCAATAGCGTTTGACCCTGTTGAGCCGTTTCAAAATCAACCATCTTCAAGCCCAAATACTTTTTATATAGTTGATGACGGTCTTATGACATATTGGATTGTTGCCACAGGAAGGTACTTCATTGTTGTAACCAAGATAGGTACGGTCTATACATCAATGATGATGGGTTTTCACTTGCCTTATGGTGCGCCTTCTGAGTATGGATTCCCACTGGTAATAGCGGGTACTGTTAATACCAACCAACATTTCACCTTGGTAAATAACATTATTAGGATGTTTGCAAATCCTGGTGCTGATGCAATGTTGGTTCGTGACCCTTCTGGGGCATGGCTCATTTTTACAAATTTTAGGAATCCTGGGACAAACGATTTCCAAGCTGTTGACAGGGTGATTGCACCTTTTGCGGGTAACACCACTAATCAGACTAATCTTATGAATGATAAAATTGTTGAGGCTATTGATGGTTCATACCCGCTAACCCCGCTTGTCATATCTGAGTTTGAAAATGAAATACCAGAAGTGGGAAAGAATGGGAATGCGTATGGCGAATTGGATGGTGTGTTTCATATATCGGGTTCAAATCAAACATCAGAAAATTCGCTAGTGATTGACGGTGATACTTACATTGTTTTTCAAGACATTTACCGATTAGCGTTCCACAATTTTATGGCAGTGAGGATGGACACATGAGTTACTTAACAGGAACAGCTACAGATGTTGATGATCTGCTAGGCAAGCTGAGTGCATTTGCTCAGTTAAATGGTTGGACTGAAAATAAAGTTGTAGCAGGTAGTGGCAACGGGTCAAGCTCAGAAGTGTATTTATCGAAGGGTCAAACTTTCGTTATTTTCGATGCCCAATTAACTACGGGGAATAATCTCTATCATGGAGTACAGCAAGCATTAGATCATCCTCACCTTGACGTTTATGTGGCAACAGGATTTAACGGTGCAAATCCTGCTGCGAATCAGCCAGGAACTTCCCTTTTCAAAGAAACAAATTGGCTGCTGCCTAATATGACTGCCTTTCATTTCTTCACTGACCCGACTAAAGAATATTTGCATATTGTGGTGGAAGTTATTGCAAATGAGTTCAGGCATATTCAAATTGGATTACTGGAAAAGATCGGTGCTTATGATGGTGGACAATATAATCAAAGTACCAATCCTATTCAGAGTGTTAGTGTTATAGATGTACCTAATGACTTTCAGCACAGTTATCCTTGGACTAAGATAGGTAGCGTTGCAGGTAGACCCCAATTTATTCGTGTTAATATTGACGGTGTTGATTGGAAGACAAGTTCTCTCCAAGATAGCACTTCAGGATGGGCCCCACCTTTGAGAATGGCAGCACAGGGGGAATGGTTAGATAACCACTTTGATATGAAATTCTTTGATCAGGGGGATACTCAACCGAATAAGTTTAATACAACAGCTATCTTATTCCCGATGCCTTGTTTTATTTATAGGAGTTCGACACAACGCGCACCCGTAGGTAAGCCTTTTGATGTTAGAATGGTGAATGTACAAAATATTACCCCGAGTTCATCTATTTTCTTTGGCGGTGATGAATGGGTGATATTACCGTTTGTACAAAAGAAAGACCCTAGACAACGGGATGAACTTCCAAATTCAGGTTGGTTGGCGTTTGCCTATTTGAAGGTTCCATAATGGTTGATGTTGTAGACGACTCACCGATCTTCGAAAACCCATTTGCGGGTAATCAGGCTGTTCAACTCAGTGGACAGGATGCTTTTCCTATCCCGATCTTTCTTGCAGATGAAGATATTTTTGGTGATTTAATTGACAACAGACCCGTAGCTGCAAATGACAGGTTGCTTGAGGGTGTACTCTGCCCGATGTTTGTTGAAGATTTTTATGAGCGAGTTCATGTTACTCCTGCTGTAATCGCGTTGGGTAATCTGGTTAGCGCACAGGTAAGAACATTTGAAGTATGGAATGCATTTTTTACCAGTAATAATAATATTAGTTTGACCCCCGTGGGAGATACAACAGGAGTTATTCTGACTGAACCTGCTATTCCCCCAACTCTGTATGCTGCCCTAGAATCTAGGGAATATTTAATTAGTGTGGGTCTGACTGGCCCCCCTGCAATTGATATTGTTTATACGTGGGTGTTCGATACAGAATCAGTGACCCTTGAACTGACTGGTAACAGGGTAATTATTTTTGCGTTCTCCCCAGATTGGTCTGATGATGTGGTTGAAAGGTATGAATGGGCAACCCAGATAATTGAAGCTGATGATGGGACTGAAAGAAGAAATAGGCTGAGAACTAATCCCCGTAGAAGTATGGAGTACAGGGTTTTGGTTGAAACAGATGATAAGCGTTGGCTTGAAACTTATCTTTGGGATTGGAAAGCAAGATTATTTTCTGTGCCGATTTGGACTGATTGCGTATTCACTACTGCTGATACTCCAATAGGGGATTCCGTAATTGATGTGGCTTTTACGGACAACACATCATTCAAGGTAGGGGGCGTAGCGATATTTATTATCGATCAGAGAGATACCGAGGCTGTAGAGATAGCAAGTATTGACCCAACATCATTGACCTTGCTTAGACCGACATTGAAAGCCTGGCCTTCAGGTACTAGAATTTATCCTGCATTGGTGGGTAGATTAACCGAAGACCAAAATTTGATACAACCAACTGCTGACATAGATTTTGCTAGTGTTAAATTTCAATTTGTGGATAACGAAGCAATTCCTGCTGTGGATGCACCGATACAATATCAGGACGTTAATGGTGAACCAACATTTATTTTGGAGAAAATACCCAACAGAGCATCGGATTTATCTTTAACATATCAGTCTAAATATGGTTTGGTAGATTTTGGAATAAATGTACCCTTTGTAGATGATCGTCAAGGGTTCCCAGATGTAGTAACTAAGTTTGAATTTGCTGATGAAGGGCGGGAAGATATTTGGTTTTGGAAAGAATGGTTACATGCACGGGCAGGTAAACATACACCATTCTGGATTTCTTCACAGTCTCAGGATTTTGTTTTACTGGAAACAATTTTCAGCACGGATGTTGGGATAGTCGTTCAGGATTATGAGTACAGGAACTTTTATAATTTCGCACAAGGCAAGAGAGATATTGTGATAGTCAGTAAGGCAGGGCAAAGATTTTATCGAAGAATAACATCTGCTACTTCCACAACCCCAGGCGAAGAAATAATTGGTATTGATGCACCATTGGGGATAACGATTACGTTGAATCAAATTAAGATAATTTCATTTTTACATCCATCTAGGTTAGATGTTGATGGGATAGAAATTGCTTGGTCACACACTGAATTCGCAAAAATTGCATTTGCAGCTAGGGTATTAGGAAGATGACTTTTGAAGCACGGGAAGAAGGGTTTGGATATCCAGTAGAATTATATGAATTTAGGTTGGGTGTTGTTCAATCATTTTTTTTAACTTCACATGATCAGGAAATACTCTTTGCTAATAATGTGTACATCCCACATCAGATGCAAAGGCAGGCTGTGGAACAGAATACAGAAATTGAAAGACACGAATTGAAAATAGATATTCAAAGGGATGCCGAGGTACTAGAAGGTTTTGTAGGGTTTCCCCCTACTCAAATAATGACTTTGACAATATACAGACAGCACTTAAATGACCCTGCTAATGAATTTGTGGTGGTCTGGAAAGGTAGGGTACTGACTATTGAATGGTCTGGTTCTAAAGCGGCAATTGCTTGTGAGCCTGTCTTTACTAGTTTGAAAAGACCTGGGTTGCGTAGGAAGTATTCAAGTCAATGTCCACATATACATTATGGTCTTGAATGCAAAGTAGATAATGATCTATTTAGGGTAATAGGAACGGTGTCGGCTTTTTCAACCAATATTATTACAGCCCCAGAATGGGCAGTAACAGGTGTGGGATTTTATGATGGTGGGTATCTTCAATTCGATCAGGTACATTTCAGAACAATATTGGATGATGATGGGGCAGGTACTTTGACTATTGTAACCCCGTTTCCAATTGAATTAGAAGTTGGAAGTAGTGTTGATGCATTCCCTGGCTGCGCTCATGACCTAGCAGATTGCAAAGACAGGTATGATAACGTAAATAATTATGGTGGTTTTCCTTATAGTCCTGATAGGAATCCGTTTGGTGGCACAACACTTTTTTGATCTTAGTATCAAAAATAGGTAAATAGATATGTGGGTACAATTAGCATTGTTTGTTCTTTCAGCAGTAGTCAGTGCAATGCTTGCACCGAAACCCCCTGTTCCAAAGAAAGCTTCGTTAGTAGATTTTGATGTACCAAGTGCAGAACAAGATAGGGCTATCCCTGTGATCTTTGGAAAGGTTCGTGTGACAGGCCCGAATGTGGTTTGGTATGGAGACCTAAACACTATTGCTATCAAGGGAGGGGGCAAGAAGTAATGCAAGTTTATGTGAGTCTGAAATATTGCAGGGTATTGAGATATTGCA